CCCAATGGAGTGGAACTACGAAGGATTTATTGACCAATACGGACAACCAGTATTCGATAGTCCAGATAATGATGTATTCGGACCAGATGGTGAACTGATTGATATAGGTATCATTGAGCACTGGGAGAACGAAGCTGAAGGATTAAAAGGAGATCAAGATGGTTTAAACGAATTTTATCGTCAGTTTCCTAGAACAACAGAACACGCTTTCAGAGATGAAGCGAAAAACAGTATATTTAATTTAGTTAAAATATACGAACAAATAGATTATAATGAAGGGATAAGAAATAGCTCTGCAGTTAATACGGGTAATTTTCAATGGGAGAGTGGTGTTAAGGATTCTAAGGTAGTTTTCTATCCTGATCCAAAAGGAAGATTCAATATTAGTTGGACGCCACCTCACAACCTTCAGAATAAAGTAATAACAAAGAACGGAGTTAAATATCCAGGTAATGAGCACATGGGTGCATTTGGATGTGATAGCTACGATATTAGTGGGACAGTTGATGGTAGAGGATCTAAAGGTGCTTTGCACGGCTTGACTAAGTTTAGCATGGAAGATGCGCCACCTAATCATATGTTCTTAGAGTATATTGCAAGACCACAAACCGCTGAAATATTTTTTGAAGACGTATTAATGGCATTAGTGTTTTACGGTATGCCAATACTAGCAGAAAATAATAAGCCTAGATTACTTTACTATTTAAAACGTAGAGGTTATAGAGGCTTTAGCATGAATAGACCTGACAAAGTTTGGAATAAATTATCTGTTGCAGAAAAAGAAGTTGGTGGTATACCAAACTCTAGTGAAGATATAAAGCAAGCCCACGCAGCTGCTATAGAGATGTATATACAAAATCACGTTGGTCACTTAGGTGACGGCAATTATGGTAACGTATATTTTAACCAAACGCTAAACGAGTGGAGTAGGTTTGATATTAATAAACGAACGAAATTTGATGCTGCGATAAGTTCAGGGCTAGCTATTATGGCTTGCAATAGACATTTATATAGACCAAACGCTGAAGTACAAAGACCAAAATTAAACATAAACATATCACGGTATACAAACACTGGTGGTACATCTAAAATAATAAAATAAAAGTATGGCAGAGTCTGTTATAAAGAGTTATTTTCCAAGTCAAACTGTAAGCGATGCTGAAAAGCTAAGCTACGACTACGGCTTAAAAGTCGGTAAAGCTATAGAGCAAGAGTGGTTTTACTCTGACAAAACGTCTAATAAATATAGAAACAACAGCAACGACTTTCACAGGTTAAGATTGTACGCAAGAGGAGAGCAGTCTATACAAAAATACAAAGATGAATTATCTATTAATGGTGATTTATCTTATTTAAACTTAGACTGGAGCCCTGTACCTGTTATACCAAAGTTTGTAGATATTGTTGTTAATGGTATCGCTGAAAGAACTTACGACATTAAAGCTTACTCGCAGTCTCAAAACGGAGTAGATAAAAGAACAAAGTACATGGAGCAGATAATGTCTGACATGGATTTTAAAGATTTTAATGATACTATCTCAGCTAACTTTGGTATTGATTTAACAGAAAGCGAAGAAAAAATATTACCTCAAACAATGGAAGAGTTACAGTTGCACATGCAGCTGAACTACAAGCAAGCAGTAGAGCTAGCAGAAGAGCAAGCTTTAAATGTATTGTTTGATGGAAATAAATATGAATTAATAAAAAAGAGATTCTACTACGATTTAACTGTTTTAGGTATTGGTGCTGTTAAAAATGGATTTACAACATCAGAAGGAATAACTTTAGATTATGTTGACCCTGCGAATCTAGTTTATTCTTACACTGACTCACCTTATTTTGATGACATATATTACGTTGGAGAAGTTAAGTCTATACCTATAAACGAATTAGCAAAGCAATTTCCACACCTTAACGCTGAAGACTTACAAGAGATAAGATCTAGCTCTTCTTACAATAAAAACAATAATAACAGTAGATATTCTACTGATAAAGAAGACCAAAACAAAATTCAAGTACTTTACTTTCACTATAAGACTTATATGAACGAAGTCTATAAAGTTAAAGAAACTGGAACTGGTGCAGATAAGTTGATTGAGAAAGACGACACTTTTAATCCACCAAGCGACGCGCAGGATTATTCTAAGCTTCAAAGATCTATAGAAACACTGTACGATGGAGCTATGATATTAGGCACGAGCAAGCTTATAAAGTGGGAAATGTCTAAAAACATGATGAGGCCAAAAAGTGACTTTACTAAAGTTAAAATGCCTTATTCTATTGTAGCACCTAGGATGTATAATGGTAAAATTGAGTCGCTGGTAAAAAGGATAACCGGTTTTGCTGACATGATTCAGCTTACACATCTAAAGCTACAGCAAGTAATGTCAAGGCTAGTTCCAGATGGAGTTTACCTTGATGCTGATGGTTTAGCTGAGATAGATTTAGGCAATGGAACAAATTACAACCCGCAAGAAGCTTTAAATATGTTCTTCCAAACAGGTTCTGTTATTGGTAGATCTTTTACTTCAGAAGGTGATATGAATCCAGGTAAAGTGCCTATTCAAGAAATATCTAGCGGATCTGGCGGCGCTAAAATGCAAAGTTTAATTGGCACGTACAACTATTACATGCAAATGATTAGAGATGTAACTGGCTTAAATGAAGCTAGAGACGGATCAACGCCTGATAAAAATGCTTTGGTTGGCGTACAGAAGCTAGCTGCAGCAAACTCAAATACTGCTACTAGACACATATTACAGTCTGGATTATTTTTAACAGCTGAAATGGCAGAGTGCATGTCGCTTAGAATATCTGATGTATTAGAATATTCTCCTACTAAAAACGCCTTTATCCAAGCTATTGGATCTCACAACGTAGCTACGCTAGAAGAAATGTCTGAGCTACATTTGTATGACTTTGGTATATTCATAGAGTTATCTCCAGATGAAGAGCAAAAGCAATTACTTGAGAACAATATTCAAATGGCTCTACAACAAAAAAGCATAGAGCTTGAAGATGCTATTGATCTTAGAGAAATAAGAAACATCAAGCTTGCTAATCAACTGTTAAAAATACGTAGAAAGAAAAAGCAAGAAGCAGATAGAGCTATGCAGTTAGAAAATATTCAAGCGCAAACGCAGTCTAACACTCAAGCAGCTCAAGCCGCTGCTCAACTTGAAGTTCAAAAAGATCAATCATTGAATCAAAACAAGATGCAGTTAGAGCAAATGAAAGCTCAGCTTGATGCTCAAAAAATGCAACAAGAGCTTGCTGCTAAAAAAGAATTAATGGGAATAGAGTTTCAGTACAATATGCAGTTACGATCTGCTGAAACACAAAATGCAAAATCAAAAGAAAAAGAAAAAGAAGATCGTAAGGACGAAAGAACTAAAATACAAGCTACACAGCAATCAGAACTTATAGATCAAAGAAAGAGTGGAAAAGCACCTAAAAACTTTGAGTCTGCAGGTAATGATACTATGAGTGGAAGTTTTGATTTAGGTGGTTTTGATCCTAGATAAAATTTATTAACTATTATTATATTATATTATGCAAGAAGAATTAGAAAATGTTGAGGAAACTCAACAAGTCGAAGAGACACCACAAGCAGAAGAAACAACTGATGTTGTTGATGAAAGTAAGTTTCAAAGCGCTGGAGATGATTCAGTAATTAAAATAGACTTAAACAAACCAGTAGAAGAACCTGTAGAAGAAACAGTAGAAGAACAAGAGGTAGAAGTTGTAGCTGAAGAAACTACAAAAGAAGTAGTTGAAGCAGAGACGCCAGTTATCGAGGAAGTAATTGAAGAGATAACTGACGAAAAAATAGAAGAAGTTGAAGAACAGATTGAAGAAGCTGTTGCTGAGGCTGAAGCTACTGGCAAACCTTTACCTGAAAATATTCAGAAGTTAGTTGACTTCATGGAAGAGACTGGCGGAGATATAAACGACTACGCTAGATTAAACCAAGACTATAGCCAAATGAGTAATAATCAGGCTTTAGAAGAATATTACAAGTTAACTAAACCTCATTTAGACGCAGAAGAAAGAGCATTTTTAATGGATGAAAACTTTTCTTTTGATGAGGATGTAGATGACGAAAGAGACATTAGAAAAAAGAAAATCGCTTTAAAAGAGCAAGTTGCTGAAGCGAAAGCCTACTTAGACGGGCAAAAGTCTAAATATTACGAAGAGATCAAGGCTGGATCAAAACTCACGAGTGAGCAACAAAAAGCTGTAGATTTTTTCAACCGATACAACAAGGAATCGGAAGCGAATGAAAGCAGAATTAAAAACGAACAATCTACTTTCTTAAAAAAGACTGAATCAGTTTTTAACGACAAGTTCAAAGGTTTTGAATATAACGTCGGAGATAAAAAGTATAGAGTGAACGTTAAAGAAGCTGGAAAAGTAAAAGATACTCAAAGCGACATTAACAACTTTGTCAAGAAGTTTTTGAACAAAGATGGAACGATGTCAGATGCTAAAGGTTATCACAAAGCTTTATACTCAGCTATGAATTCTGATGCTATTGCTAATCACTTTTACGAACAAGGCAAAGCTGACGCGTTGAAAAACAGTGTCGCTAAAGCTAAGAACGTAGATATGTCACCAAGACAATCTCACAAAGAGTTTGAAGCTGGTGGTATGAAATTTAAAGTGCTAGGCGATAATTCTTCTGATTTTAAGTTTAAAATTAAAAACAAAAAATAATTTAACAATTTAAAACAAATTAATTATGGCAATTACTGCAAGAACGTCGTTTCAAGCTGCACCTATACAGCAAATAACGTCGGACAATTATTTAGACATCCAGAACAATGGATGGGCACAGCAATATCTTCCAGACTTGATGGAAGCAGAAGCTGAGGTTTACGGAAAGCGTACTATCTCTGGTTTCTTAGGTCAAGTTGGTGCTGAAGAGGCTATGTCAGCTGATCAAGTTGTTTGGTCAGAACAAGGTAGATTACATTTATCTTATCAAGCGGACTGTTTAGATGCTTCAGCTAGTACTATTAATATTACTAAAGAT